CCATCATACTTGAATCCACATTCCCACAGCCACAATAAATCGTGTACAATATTGTGTCCTATCAAAACTGTAGCTTCATCTAGTATTTCTTGCACACCTGTGAAGTCATCTCTGAATAAATATTCCTTGCCACTATCCGTCAAACACCCAACCATGACTAGCTTGTTGTTCTCTTCAAATGGGTCAAGATGCAACTTACCACCTCTGTGTGTTACTGTGTTTTCTACGTCAAGTGTTATCTTCATGCTGTGTACCTCGCTGTCCTATAGTCAAGTTCACAATGGACTGTGCCATGCCAACCTGATAACTTATTCTTTACAATATTAAGATGTCTCTGTACATCTTCCTCGTCTTGTCCTTCTACTTGTGGATTCTTAGCTATGAGAATCATAAGGTCAGCTTCAGCTGCTTTTCCTGTACGTGAGCCTTCCATCATAGCTTGATTCAATACAATCTTGCCTTCAGCTTCAGCAGACAACTGTGACATGTAAAAGACTGCACATTCATACGTCTTGGCAATCTGCCTAGCATGTATTGCATTAGCCTTCAATGCTTCATCAGGTCTTGCAAATCCACCTGTCCTAGCAAACTTATCTCCCATATCCAATACGAGAATGTCAGGCTTGTATGCCTTACACACACTTTCCACCCATGCCATGTCACGATTAGATGCATCACGTATCTTTATATTATCAAAGACAGGTTTATATCTTGTCTGTGCTTGACTAGGATTAGCCTTAACTTCTTGAACTGTCATACCTGTGGCTGCCGTCAAGTATCTTGCACCAACTCTGTGATAGCCTTCCTCGTTACAGAGTATCACACACTTAGCACCTTGATGTGCAAATCCATTTGGACTAGCTATCAGCGATGCATGGAAAGATGTCTTACCTGTATTAGGTCTAGCACCTACCTCAATTAAATGTCCTGCATTAATACCATCTAACTTACGTGTTAGACTAGGTATATTAAATGTCCATCTAGCTTCTAAATCATTCTTAGCAAGAAGTGTCTCAATAGAGATGTCATCCCATTCTATGTTAAGGTTAGGTGTAAAATCATCCCCATACAACTCAAGAAGATTTCTAAGTGGTTCAAGAGAGGATTTAGCACCATTAACGTAATCAAAGCCAAGATTGGCAATGTCCTCGCCAACGACTTGCTGAAACAATTTGGATAATACTTCTTGTGCAATATCTGTGCCAAGAGGTTGCTCCTTCTTAATATTATTAAATAATGCAGAGTATCCTTGTTTCTGTGCAGTAGTCATAGATGGATTGTTAGCTAAAAACAATGCTTCTATCTCATCAGGGGTTACACTTCTCTCATAAATATCTATTGCTTTATCTAAAGTTTGTTTAATCTTACGAACATCCTTACTAAACAACCTGTCAGGGCACTTAGCTCCTCTGTGGTCATCATAGAATGTTTTATCCATAAGACTTCGTATTAATGATAATTCCATGTTGTTACTCCTTTGGGGTTAGGTTCATTAAATTTTCTATGTCAGTAGGTGTACGATATTTTAAGTCATCTGTCAATCTAATTATTTTTATATCGTTCACGTGTCCTCGTAATTCTTTTGCAAATGATAATGTCTTAGGCAAGGCATCAGGGTCAAGTGCTATTATTGCTGTTGAGAATCGTGAGAGATACTTCTTGTGAGACTCTGCCAATGACGTACCCAACACAGCTACCCCAACTAATACATCACTACCTACCACAGATGCACTAACACAATCCTCAACAACAACTGCTACCCTACCACATCCATGAACAAAAGGCAAGTTACTTTTTCCATATCTTTTCCATTTAGGCAAGACTTTAGTTATTGACCTACCAACTGCATCAACGATTGTATCGTTATGCTCGACAGGAAATACAACTCGCTTGTCCTTGACATCGTAGTGTAGATTCAATTTGTCACAATCTAAATCCCACAGTTCACAGAAGTTCATAACTTCTCGTCTGTAATTATGTGACACAACGTACTCAGGCATATCAAAATGCTCTTTATCAAAATCTAATCCATCATTTGTGATGGCATCACGTATATCATCTACAGATAAATGTACACGTGTTGAACCTGATATTTTACAGGTTGACTTGTAACAGTTCCACAGAAGTTTACCCATGTTATTGGTAGCAGTAAAGGTTTTATATCCATTACAGTTAGGGCAAGTAAGTCTTTTACTTTCTCCTACACTTAGTTGTAAATCCGTTACAAAGTTATAAATATTCATTAGTATATCTCACTTATATGTATATATAATATTATTTGTTCGGCACGTTATCTGTGCTTATAGCATAATTTTTTCGAGTTGTCAAGGCATTTTCAGCAGAAGCATAAGTATTTTTCATGTAAGGTTTTACACTATTGGGGTTTGCATGACCTGTAACAGACATAATCTGACCCATAGAAACACCTGCTTCTACCATTTCTGTAGTTCCTGTCCTACGTAAGTCGGCTATTCGTAGCTCATCAGGCAGTCCACAGAGCTTCATTGTCCTTCTAGCCACTTTGGATAGCCTGTGAAGGGAATAAGGCTCGTATGAACCTCTAATCGCAGTTGGGTAGGGTGCGACATAAGATTGAAAACCATACTCTTCCTTCTGTTGTTTAAGCATTTCTAATAAGTCAAGAGAAATCGGTAGGTGTACTACACTTCTTCTCTTAGACTGTTGCAAATTTAACACACTTTTATCAAAATCTATGCTAGAAAACTCTAATGTTCTCATATCTCCTACTCTCTGACACCATTCATATGCCATTTGTACTATTAATCCTATATTTCTATACTTGAAATCACTATAAGCATAGTCAAGAAATTGACACACTTGTTCTTTTGTCCACACAACTTTCCTAGTTTGTGTTGCCTTTCGTCTAAATGTAGCAAAAGGATTTGATTCAGCATATCCCATTTCCATAGCAAATGAGTATAATTTTCTTGCCACAGAACAGACATGATTAGCCATAAAAATACCACGTTTTAACCACACTTCATATGCTCGTCTAGCCTTTGCACCTGACATATTTTTCAGTTTAGTTGTTGACAATTTCTTACCATCGACAGATATATCAAGCATAACACCTAAAAAGTATTGATAATCTGATTTAGTTTTATCTGCTAACATATTGAAATCACTAGATAAATAGTACTCGTCTACTAAATTCGTTAGACTTTTAATTTGTTGCATTTTTATACTCCATACTACATAAATCTCTAGCAGTTTCAAACAACTCATCTCGCCACATCAAATTATCTTTGAAATGTGATGGTATATTTGTGTAGCCATAATATCTACCTGCAATCATACCTGCTACTGCACCTGATGTGTCAGCATCATGTCCACGATTAACTGCCTTAATAATGCAATCTTCAAAGCTATCTGTTGTTTGAAATGCCCACCAAGCACATTGATATGTTTCTTTGACATACCCACCTGACATGACATCATTTCTATCTATGTCAAGAGGTAGTTTTTTATTATCATATCTAATTATTGGGTATCCATAATATAATTCTTCGGCTAACATTACAGAATAATCAACACAAGCATTACTCCCATGTGTTAGTAAGGTTTGTTGTGTAGCTAATTGCATAGCATGATAGGGGTCTTGAGCAACCATGATAGTAGGTGCAAGTCGCATCAATGCTCCATTGCCTGAGGAATCGTGTGCAGTTCTACCTCTGTAAGGTTGTAACAAGTATTCATCCTTTACTATTTCATGTAGATAACTACCCAATGCGATTGCAGTTGTGCCACCTATGTCAAAGCACTTTCCTCTTGGACTGAACTCTCCACCCTTATACCACTTACAAAACTTGGACATGATATCATTTGCATCAAAAGATTTCTTCTCAAGCAATGATTTAGCCATTGCTAATGCCATACTTGTATCATCTGTCCATTCTCCAAGAGATACATTATGTGTTCCACCTGTAGTGTATTTAGTAAGAAAGTTATCAGGTTCACGAGCTTCTTGAAACTCAAGAGGTGCTCCTAGTGCATCACCAATCGCTAATCCCATGAACATTCCTATACCTTTATCTATATTCATAAACACCACCCCATCTTGTATAGTGTCCATGTTCACACTCAACTTTAGCACCTACTATATTAGCAAGTTGATGCTCCATTCCATCTAGCTTACATATCTGTTCATACTCTAATGGAA